ATTGACATATTCTCTGCATCCTCTATTGTAAGGGATGGGTTTGTTCGCTTTGCCATCATATATTGCATAGCGAATGCTAATTTGGCTTTGGACTTGCCTTCAGTCCATTCATCCATTGGTAAATCTAAATATTCTTCAACCTCTGCAAGTTCTTTCCACTTCAGGGTTTTCATTAAGTCTTGTTCCATTTTACTGCCTCCAATTAGTCTAAATTATATTGCTTTATTCTTTTTTCAATACTCTCATTGTATTTCTCAATGATGTATCCTAAATTGTTATACACTGCTGGTCTTAAATAAGGTTGTGCTTTAATATTCTTTTCAGGCCAACCATATTCTTGAACACCTGCGTAAACTACTGCATTACTGCCTGCTAGGATTTGTGCTTTCTCTGCTGAAGGATTACCTTTAACAGATGAAGCCAAAGCACCAGTTAAGCGTGGTGCCATAGCAGAGGCTTTTTGTGCTAAAGTCGTACTCAGTTCTTTATTAAGTTCTTCGTTTGATTTTATAGCATCACCAAGTTTGTTAAGCGTGTCTTTGACTTGCTGAACTCCAGTGATTCTTATTTCCTCTGCCATGGCGACTACTTAGAATGAATTTACTCTTGTTGGCTTGCCGTCAAGAATAAAGTTGATGTCGTAGACGAAAAATTCGCCTGCTGCTCCACCAATGTCTGGTAGAGTTTCTGCATATCCACTCATTGTGAACCAAGGCTCTGCTGATGTTGCAGTTGCATTGCCATGTGGTGCATAAGAAATGTTTACAGTTGCGCCTGGGTTAGCCCAGAGAACTGAATGCAGTGAGTTAGATGCTGTATCCTGGAAGCCAGTTACAGCAAGGGTAAAGTCTAAAGAGTCTTCATAGTCTCCGAAGCCAAGTGTATTTACTGCAGAAGAGATAACAGCATTGCTGAGATTTCCTGCATACTCTACGCCATTGATTTCAAAAACTATTGACTTACCTTTAATTCTAGCCATGTTAGTTTCCTCCTTCAATATCAATTGATATGTTTATGTTTGTTGCTAAAAACCTAGCACCATTTACCTCTTGGATAAAGGGTTTATCTACGGTTAATCTTGTTGCTGAGGTGTATTCCCAAATCGCAGGAATAAGAGTGTCAAGTGTGTCATCAAGATTTTCTGTTTCTGTTTCATTAGTTGCATACGGAACAAGCACAAGAATTTTCCAATTAGATGCATAATCCGCATCATATTGATTCTCGTATACAGTAATGAACTCAGTATCAGGTTCCATAATCGCACAGAGTGGATTAGGTCTTTCAGGTACATACTTATAGACTTTAGAAATGCCGCCAAGAATAATGGCACTTTCTAATTCGTCTCTTACTAATGCTAGATTCATCCGAATCTCACCATGTATCTGTTAAGTAAAGGATACACACCAACGAGAGGGTCCCTTGCTGTATTAGCAGGTGCGCTATCATAAGTAGCGTACTGGGCCACTCCCATTGGTGCGTTACGACGATGGAATAGTTCTGAACCAACCTCAAGGTAGCAACGCTTTAGTACACCAACAGGAACCTTGGCAGAAACAATATAGTTTGCAACCAAATCCTTTGCTGTGTCCCAGCATTCTTCTACATAGGCATCATCATTTGCAGATGCTCCTACATATGCTTTCAAGTCTGTCCAGTCCATTGTCTTACTCCTCGTTAGTTAATTAGGAAATTACGCAAAGTGCCTTTGGCTCTGGAACTGCGATACCTAGATATCCGTAAACAGAGAAAGAGTTTGTTAGCGTAGTGATTTCTTCGTCATTCAAGCGGAATGGTGCACCAGCAGACTCATAGTTTGTGAGTGCTGCAGAGTTACCTGCGTAGAATGAAAGGTTAGCAAGTGATGGGTCAACAACAACTGGAAGACCAAGGATATTTCCTGTTAGTCCTACTGGGTTGATTGAGCCATAGGTGTTGTTTGTTGCACCAACATTTGACAAGATTGGACGATCCAAGGTGTCGACTGTCTTTGCGATCAAACGGAATACATCAGATGAAACAAGGATGAATTCCAATGGAAGACCAGTGTCTCCATTTACCTTTGTTGCTGCTTCTGCAAGAGAATCAATGATTTCTGTTGCGGTCCAAGCACCAAGTGCTGAAGTGTTGAAGTTTGCTGCTTCGGAAATCAACTTTGCACGAACAGCAGCGTTTGTTGTTGCAGCATACTTTGCTACCATTGCACGGAATGCAGTGTCAACATAGTTGATGCTTGAGCGCTCTACAACCTGGCGTGACATGTCAGTGTATCCACCGTATGTCTTGATTGGAGCAGTTGCAGATGTAAGAGTCAACTTACCGTAAGCGAGTGCATCGCCTTCAGCAGCCTGCTCATCTACATCTAGAGTATTTGTATTTACCTTTGGGTATTCAACATTCATACCATCAGCAGGTAGTGCACCTGTTGAGAATACGGAATATGTTGGACGACCAGCGTTAAGAATACGAACTGTGTCAGAAACCCAAGCGTTCTTCATAATTGAATCGCCTGAATCTGCACCTGTGAATGTACGGTGTAGAGCAAGAGCATCTTCGTTGCCTGCTGCTACAGCCTTAACCCAAGAACCGAATGAACGGAACTGAGATGTTGCATCGGTTGGTGCTGCTGCTGATGTTGCGATAACATCTAGACGGCGCTCCAACTCCTCTGCGTGATTACGAACTTCTTGAATTGCTGAAGTGTAATCAGGTGTTTCTTTTTCCATGGATATTTCCTCCTGATTGGTTTCTTCTCTGACTGAAAGTACTTCAGCCTTATCGTAAGCAGGAAATGCCACCAAAGATACTTCTTTGAGGTCAACCTTTTTACGGATTATTGTTTTTTCTTTCTTTTCATCTATTACTGGGATGAATCCAACTGAGAATGAACGGATTGCACCATCTTTAACGAGGTTCAATGTTTCATTTCCCAAAACTGTTTCTGAAATCTTTGCCTTAATCATAAGACCTTCATCAGATTCTTCCATTTCTGTGACGACACCAATGATGTCTTCATGGTCACGGAATAATTTAACATTTGCGTTTAGGTCTACTGCGCCTTTTTCAAAACGCTCAGACCATCCACCACCAATGTCTATTGTGTCATTGTAAGGAACAGCCATGCCTTCAACTGTGCGTTGTTCAGCATCGGTTGCTCTTATTTCAAATGAACGGGTAATCATATTTGTCATAGTCATTACTCCATTTTACGCCACAGGTTCGGTGTCAACTGGGACATCTACTGTAGGCTCTTCTGTTATTTCTGACATGCCTTCCATCTCACGGACTTCATTGACTGTCAAGAAATTATTGCTTAATCCTATTGCGTAGGATTCGTATCTTGTCTTGGTATTTGGACGAAGGAACTCAGTTAAATTAAACTCTGCGTACTGTCCTCGTGGAAGAAGATCAGTGATTGCTTGCTGGATGCGAACAATATATTGCTGCAATCCATCTTGGAATAATTTTGCTCTGTCTTCGTTACCGTTGACATATGTCATGCCTTGTCCTTCAATTCCCATTCCAAGATACATTGTTGGCACACCAAACATCATAGCGATTTGGCGTGTAATGAACTTCTGGTTTTCTAGGAACTGTGCTTGCTCAGGGCTAAGTGCAATTGTGTCGTACTTAAGACCTGATGAAAGGACTGCAACACTTCTTTCTTGCTGCGATGCAATGAATGCTTCTTTATTTTGTTTTGCAACATCTGCAGAAAGAAATTCTGATGTAGTTAATGTACCTGTTGGTACTGCTGCTTGACGGAACCAGTTGTCTGCATAGTTATGTAAATCTAATGCTGAACGCAATACTGATTTGTGTCTTTGCAATGGACCTTCGCCAAGCAATGATGTTGAACTTGGATTGTGAAACAACTTCAAGTGCTTAATATCTGCTGACGAATATCTCTTTGATTTGTATAGGTAATAAATCTTTCCTGTCTCATCTTGTGAGACGCTTACATCTGATGGATGTAGGTTTGTAATATTTACAATTCCTCTTGGTCCTCTGCGAATATGCCAATAAGCATTTCCAAAGATTGCCATGTGAATTAATGTTGTGCCAAGCCATTCTGCTTGTGATATTTGGTTTTCAATGTCTGGAGTTTCCAACCAAAGTGGTGTTGTTAGTTGGTCGTTGCCTCTGTAAACATTTACAGGTATCTGCATGATTGCAGTTTCTAATACTGATGTTGACCTTGACACAGCAACAAGACTAAGTGCAGTAGTTGGTGTAACTGCAACTGCTTCTCTTGCTGGTGCAGTGTTTGCTACTCCACGATTCTCTGTGTCAGGAACATAGATTGGTTCTAATTCATAACCAAGTCTGCT